TCAGCATTTGAAGTGCTTCCATCCCCTGTGATTGCTGCATCAGGAACGAAAGCATCGCCGTTACCAATAGCACACTGCCCAGCAGATAGAAAAACCATGCCGAACAGTGATGCAGAAATACCACAAACCATTTTGCCAGCCACACAGCAAGGATCAGCGGCAGGGTTATCATCACCAGCACCAATTTTAACAGCCATCGAATCGCTTTCATAATGTCCTCTTTCCGGCCGTTTTGTTGCCCATATTATAACACACTCTTTGATGTTACAACATGGACAACTCAGCCTTTTCAAACTTTAACCTGTGTGTAACGCTTTTACAGCATCCTGAATGCTCTGCTCATATTTGAACCGTACCACAATGCGCCCGCCATCATATACAAAGACATTCTCAATGAACGCCGACACCATACTTGCCGTAAGCCGCGTTCCATTCAAAAAGTTTTCTGCCTGCTCTGCCGCTGCGCGCACAGTTCCCGGCACAACGCTCTTGGTGGATTCTTCCACTTTGGATTGTTCAATTTGCTCTTGTACCTCTGAAATTCGTCTATCACACTCCTGCTTTTTCTGCTTGTAAGTATCCAGCAAGAGCGTTCCTGCTGCATATTCCTCATACATCCGCATCTTCTCCCCTTTCAGATTTTTAAGTTCCTGCTCCATCAGAGTTTTGCGGCGGCTTGCCTTTTTGTGGGCTTCCTTCAATCCTTGTTCTTCCTTTTGAATATCTCCATAGAGGACATCAAGCAGGGAGAGTTCCTTTTTAAGTGCTTGAAAAACCGCATTTTCAATGTCACTGACCTGAAAGACTTCGGATGTACATTGAGTTTGCCCCACAAGTTCCAGTCCTTCTCTGCACCAGAATGTTGGAACAGCCTGTTTGAAATTGTGCGCCATCACTCGCCTGCAATTTCCGCAGCGGACTTTTCCTTTCAGTGGGAAGTCCACACCGCCCATCAACACTTTATGGCTGTTGCTCTTTATGACAAGCTGCGCCTTTTCAAATTCTTCCCGGCCGACGATTGCTTCATGGGTTCCCTCTGTAATAAACTGCTGTCCTTTGGGGACTGTTCGGACAATGCTTTTGCCAGAAATCAGAGTTTTGGTTTTGCCCAAAACCATCGCCCCGGTGTACACATACGCCGTGAGGATTTTCCAAACGCGAGAACTGTCCCACAGAATCACTGGGGCAATGGTATAGGTCGTTTCTTTGCCATACGCCTTATTTTCTTTGTTATATACGCTCGGCACAGGAACATTTTCGTCATTGAGCATCATCGCTATCTCTCGCGTTCCCAATCCTAAAATCGCAAGATCAAAAATGCGCCGCACGATTTTTGCTGCTGGCGGGTCAACGATAAATGCGCCCTTTTTGTCCGGGTCGAACTGATAGCCGAACGGTGCAGCAGATGCCGTTGTGATGCCTTTACGCCACTTGACCTGATTGGCAGTCCGCAGTTTCTTTCCTGCATCCCGGCAGTACATGGTATTTACCAGATTACTGACAATCACATCCATTCCCAGCGTTGTACCTTTATAATTATTGCTGTCATAGTTATCATTGATGGCAATGAGCCGGACACCCAGCAGGGGAAAAATCTGCTCCATGTACTCACCCACACCGATATAGTCGCGGCCAAAACGGGAAAGGTCTTTCACGATGATGGTGTCAATCTTGCCATTGCGTACACCATCCATCATCTGCTGGAATCCAGGTCTGTCAAAATTGCTGCCTGTGTAGCCGTCATCCACAAAATCCATCACAGGCACATTTTGCAGACTTTCTTTGCAGGAGATATACCGTTGGATCAGTTCTTTCTGGTTCTCAATGCTGTTGCTCTTATCCTTGCCATCTTTGCCCAGATCGCCATCAGCCCTTGAAATGCGCTGATACGCTGCAATCATGTTTCTGCACTCTCCTTTCCAAGTTCTGTAAACACATCCCGAAATCCGAAAACAATCCGAATCCGCTTGTCCGCACTCACTTCGATTTTCTGCACAAGGGATTTTACCAACTGAATGTCAAATTCAAAGTTGTCCAGATGTTCTTCCAAATGAGAAGTCATATTCAGGTATTCTTCGATTTGCTGTTCTACCTGAACTTTTTTGTTCTCCGCTTCCTGCAGCGCGGCTCGCAGGCCATCGTATTGTCTGGAATAATCTTCCCGAATCAGCTGGTAATCTTCGGAATCCACCACACCAGCCACATAGTCCGCATAAAGCTGTTCCCGTTTCTTTGCCATCTGACTGACTTTATCGGTCAGGCTCATTATTTCGCCCTTTGCGCGGTAGACAGGATTTTGCACATCTTCAATTTTTCGCAGTTCTTCTACCACCTTGCGCCTATCACTAAGTTGTGTAATAAACAGGTGCAGCTGATCCATTATCAAGGCTTTCAGCAACTTTTCTGTAATCTGGTGGCCGATGCACTTATCGTCGGCCTGCCGCGCCTTGCAGATGTAATAGCAGACCTTTTTACTTTCTTCCGCTCCATGCGGCAGTCGTTCAAACTCCATCGGTCTGCCACAGTCTGCACAAAACACCATTCCTGCAAGGTCATTCTGATATTCTGTCCGAATCTGCTCCGACTTTGCTCTTACGGTATGGAATACCGCTCGATTCTTGTCCAAGATTTTTTGCACCTTTTCAAAATCATCCCTTGCGATGATGGCCGGATGTGTGTTCTTTGCCACATACCACTGTTCTTTCGGAAGGTCGCGCTTGTCTTGTCCTACGAATAACTTCTGTGTACTTTTATTGTTGATGGTATCGCCCACATAGGTTTGATTTTCCAAGATGTGCCGGATCGTGGTTACGCCCCACTTTTTACAGGTAAGTACTTCTTTTCCCTCAACCATTTTTCTATGCCACTCCCGTGGAGTCGGAACCTGCAGCAATGTCATTCGTCGAGCAATTTCAAAAATAGGTACACCCATCAGTTCCCACTGGAAAATCAACTGCACATAAAATGCAGCTTCCGGGTCAATTTCATTACGCTTTGTCACGGGGTTCCGAATATAGCCATACGGAGCATCGTTTCCGACTGCATAGCCTGCTTCTTTCTTACGCTGCAAAGAAGTCCATATCTTTTTGGATATGTCTTTCGCGTACATTGCGTTGACCATATTCCGAATCGGGAGAGCCAGACTTTCCATGTCCTCTTTGCGCGTACTGTCAAAATTATCTGTAACAGCAATCAATCGAATCCCCAAAAATGGGAACACCGTTTCGATATAGTATCCTGCTTCCAGATAGTTGCGACCAAAGCGCGAGAGGTCCTTCACCACAATGCACTTGATTTTCTTCTGCCGCACATCGTTCATCAGGCGGGTAAATGCAGGCCGCTTAAAATTCGTTCCCGTAAAACCATTGTCGAAGTAGGTGTCCACATAACTCAGTTCACTGCTGCGATTGATATAATCCTGCACCAGCGCGATCTGCGTTTCCATGCTTTCTTCTTTTTCTTCATCCTCAACAGAAAGCCGCCCATAGATTGCTGCTGGTATTTTTGCTTCTTCCAGCTCCGGCAGCAGCACGGAAGCTGCCGCCTGTTCCGGCTGCGGGAGATTCTTTCTACTCTTTCGTGCCATCGTCTGTTTCCTCCATCTCTATCCGACCAAGCATCTGCTTCCATTCATACGTTTTCATTGTCAAGCCGATTTCTGCCTGTCCATCGCCCAGTAATGTAACCGTGACCTGCTCGATATACTTTTTCACAAAACTGCGGTCAAGTTCCTCCGGGGCCTTATACTGTGCCATCTGCTGAATCCATGGATTGCGCAGGCTCAATGCCCGTTCCCATACCAGCGTATCCTCCATAATTGCTGTAAGCTGTTCATTCAATTTCCGATGCGCTTCTTCATAGTCCATCAGTTCCGCATGGTACTGTTCTTCGGTGATTTCATTTGCCATATAACTTTCATACAGCGGCACACGGCGAAACTGTTCCATATTCAGTTCAGCCAGAACGGACTTCATCTGCACAGACCTCTCGGCCCGGACGACCTCAATCGCTTTCTTGCCTGCTCCCTGCTGAATCGCCACAGCCAGCTTTTCTTCTTCCAGATGTTCCAGTTCCAGAGCATCCATCACATTTTTATAAATGGTAGCTGCCGGAACTTTCAGATTCTTTCCGTTTTCCTTGTGTGCGCGGCAGTAACGGCAATAGAAAAGTTCCTCCCCTGTTTTCTTATCCTTGTGCCAGCAAAGTGCGCGTCCACAGGTACAGACAATGTGCTTTGCCAGCGGATTCGGCTTTTTGTAGCTTTTCCGAATGGAGATTTTGTTTTCGCCCTCGCGCAGATTGCACGGGAACGCATGAAACTGTTCTTTGGTTATGTATGGTTCATGGCAGTTTTCTGCAATGATCTGGCGGCTTCCATTTGCCGCCGCACCCGTATAAGTCGGGTTTCGGAATAAACACCTCAGCATATCCGTTGTCCACTGGTCTGGTTCCTCATCATAAGGTTTTCCCAAAATTCTCTTTTTGTGCTTCATGGGGGGTTCCACGCCCTGCTCATTTAACCACTTTGCAATATCACGCATTTTTCGACCGGACGCATATCTGGAAAAAGCCTCGCTCAAATAAGGAGCCACTTCTTCATCCTTTATCATGTTGCTTTCGCCATTCCTGCGGATGTAACCAAACGGAACAGAGTTTGTCAGCCGGAATCCTGCGCCCTGTTTCTTTCTCCACGCAAACATGATTTCCGCGTGCATCTCACAGCGTTTTGCTTCAAAATAGTCCTCGACTTCTTTTTGGCTGACGGCTCTGGTATCCAAACCCTCCTCCAGCACGATCAGGTCGATGCCCGTTGCATAGAGCGTTTCCTTGATTGCCTGCCGTACCGCCGGGAAATCCGGCCCACAGTAATACATGGATGCCACAATAATGCAATCAAATTTTCGCTCTACGCCATCATTGGTCATTTGGTCGAACGCGGCGCGCGCCTTTTCATCGTTCCTGCGGTCAGAATACTTTTTCTGCAAATCCAGCTCTTTATGTTCCGCCAGATATGCCGCAATGCGCTGATTCTGCTCGGCAATCGTCAGTTTACTTTGATGGTTCTTCCAAGGAAGTGTCCGGGTATAGCTTACACACTTCATACTGCACTTTCCTCCGTTTCTGCTGCCGGAACACTACTGCAATATTCCAGCACATTGCGAATTTCCTGATCGAACCGATACTGGATATGAATGTGTTCCTTATCATAGACGGTGATGCTCTCTACCAGTTCCACCAGAACGCGGCGGTTCAGACTTGTCAGGTTTTGGTAGGACTTGAAATCTTCAATCCACGGCAGATGTTCCACATCCAGATTGTTCAGACAATCCCTCTGGCGGTTCATTTCTGCTTTTGCCTTACGGATAGCTTCAACCTTTTCATTAAAGGAATGGCTGAACTCCTTATACTCTTCCTTGCTGACAATACCGCTGCTCATATCCTCATAAAGCTGGCGGCGCAAGGTCTTGTATTTCTGTTCTTCCTGCTCCAACATTTTCAGATGTTCTTCCACAGATTTCAGTCTGCGTTCATTCTTGGGAATCTCATTGATTTCATCCAGACGATGTTCCAGTCCACTAATCTGCTGGATCTTTCCCTGCAATGCGGCCAGCACCACCTCTTCCAACTTACTTTCGCTGATAAGATGCGAGGAACAGCCCAGACCGTTGTGGTTTGTGACGCAGTGCAGATAAATATATTTCTTTCCGTTTTTTGATACGGTACGCCGCACCATGTTCTGTCCACAGCCGCCGCAGCGAACGATGCCCGAAAATAGATTTACAGTCTGCTGGCCTTTCGATGCGCAGGTGTCCAGCTTCAAAACTTCCTGCACCGTATCGAACAGCTTTTGCGGAATGATTGCTTCGTGCATATTGGGAACTCTGATCCAGCCGGATTCTTCCACATCCCGAATTTTCTTGATTTTGTAATTGATTTTCTGCCGTCGGCCCTGCACCATCGTCCCGGTGTAGACTTCATTTTTCAGAATCCGAAGTACCTGAATTGCCTGCCACTTCGCATGAGTGCCAGCTTTGAAGCCACTGTGATAGTTCAGACCGCACAGCCGTTTGTACTCGCTGGGGGCCAGCACATTCTCGCTGTTCAGCTGTTCGGCAATCGCCTGTGCGCTCATACCTTCCAGTTTTCTGCGGTAGATAGAACGAACAACATCTGCCGCATACTCGTCTACCACCAGACGGTTTTTATTCCGTTCGTCTTTGCAATAACCATAGATAGCATAGCCGCCGATGAACTCTCCTTTGCGCCGTTTCATGTCCAACTGACTGCGCACCTTAATGGAAATATCCCGGCAGTAGGAATCATTCAGTAGATTCTTGAACGGAACCACAATGTTGTCCGAATCGTTGCTCTCGGCGTTGGCGTTATCATAGTTGTCATTGATGGCGATGAACCGAATCCCCATCATCGGGAAAATCTGTTCCAGATATTTTCCCATCTCGATGTAATTACGACCAAGGCGGGATAAGTCCTTGACGATGATGCAGTTGATTTTGCCGGATTTAATATCCTCCATCATCCGCTTAAAGCCCGGACGTTCAAAGTTGGTTCCCGTATAGCCATCGTCAGCGTATTCTTCGACCAAATGCAGTTCTGGCCGTTCTGCTGCAAAATCCCGAATCAGTTCTCTCTGATTGCCGATGCTGTTGCTCTCGGCCTTGTCACCATCCTCGATGGACAATCTCAGATAGGCCGCTGCCCGTATGTCTTTATTCTTTTCCTTGTAAAAAAACAAAGCCATTAAACCTCCTGTCTCCACGCATATTGCATGGTAAAATCCAGAAAGTTAATGGCTTTTGATTGCACTATTCACTTAACCCGTCTGTATTTTACCAAGCTGTGACACTAAAATCAAGCTGCTGCGCACATTTTTCAAAATTTCTTTTTCAGTGCTTTCCCATACTCTGCAGCAGGCAATCCCACAGTTCGCTGCCCTCTGGCCGGAACGATTCATATACGGTGATGCCCTTGATGATGGCTTTTCTGTGATGCACAGGCTCCGTATGTTCCTGTTTAGGCTTTTCATCAAAACGCTCTTTCTGCTTCATGAAATCAATCCTCCCTTTACTAATAGGAATCCAGAAGGGCATTTTGGAATACAATTTTTGAAAAAATTTGAAAAGTGTATTCCAAATCGGGGCTGCGGATTCCTATTTATAGAAGGACTTCTTTTGATAGGTCTGCGGCATACGGTAAAAGACAGGTCTTTTTCTGTCTTAGAGCAAGATTCGCCTATGGTAACTCAAAACTCACTTTCGTGATTTTCCGTTCTTGGCAATCTTGATGGGGATTCCGTTCCCCATTCCCACGGTACGCACAAAATCTCGGATTTTGGCTATCTGGCTCCACATGAATGTGTTCGCAGCCGAACGCCTACGGCTTATCGGGAGTTG